AATCTCCCGCCAAATTATTATATACAATATTATTTAGGTAATTTAAAGCCTTTATACCAAGCAGGCAACCCTAAAAAAGGTCTTTTATCATATAGATTTTCTTTAGCCGTTTTAGAACTAGCTTTATTATAATGTAAAAATACTTGACCACAATCTTTACCTTTAAATTCTTCTCTCCAATGTTCTAGATCACAACCAGAATAGATTAACATATCACCTGGTTTAAGATCTACTTTAATACCAGCTTGTCCTTGTTTACCTGTTGGATCTAAATATATAGGCCACGAATCACCACCTAAATTTAATGTAGTAGATATTTCACAAGAATATCTATCTTTATGTCTAGCTAATACATCACCTTCTTTATATATTCTTGCATAAGAATATGTAGGACTTAATTTAATACCAGTGTGTTTTTCCATAACTGGTTTTACTTCTTTTAATAAAGTTTCCATGGCAATATCAGAATAATGCGAATAAGTATTTGGCACTTGTTCGTCGTTCCATATACCAAAGTATTCTGTAAAAGGTGAAATGTATTTTTGATCAAATAAAAATCTTGCTACATTTCTTTTATTTAAAAAGTATTTATAAACAAACTCTGCAAGTTCAGGTGAGATTGCATTTTTTAAAACAGAATATTTATTTTTTTGAAACGCCGATTTTTTTGATGACATTTTTACCTCTCAATTGCATTTTAGATTTTAAAAAATTATCTATAAAATTTGGTTTATTTTTTAATGGACTAGATTCTAGTATAGTTTTAATAAAAGCTTTTTTCATATCTTTATTTTGCATTTACTACACTCTTTAATATTGCCTGACAGTTCCAATGTATAAACCTAAATGGTTCGTAACCCATGTCTACTGCATATTGATGCGGTAAATAAGACGGAAAAAACATTGTTCTTCCTGGATGAACTCTATAATTAATTTGTGAACTTGCATATGTAATTTTTGTCTTATCTATTTCTGGTAAAAGATTCATTACATTACCAGGTCTTGGATCCTCAAATAATGGTATGGATGTTTTATCACTTGCTTTTAAAAAATAAAAACCAGATATGTGACCATTCCAATGTGTATGTAATGTATGATGTCCACCACCTTTTTTAGCAAACTCTTGCACCCACATTTCAGTAATAAATAACTGATAATTAGTCATATCAAAACCCATTTCGACTAATAAATTATGAGCTGTGGCTCCTACATAATCTTGTAATTTTTTAAATTTAGGATCTCCTATTAACGATGTTGAATGAAACACATGACCCATATCTCCTTTATTACCTAGTTTTTTGTTACGTTCATTTATAGATTTTTTTAAATTTTTTTTAGAATCTTCTATGTAAGAATCAGATGCTTTATTTAATTCATTAACAAATCCAGGCTCATCTCCAAACCATATAGGACATTTAAATAAGTCTTCTCTTGCTAATTGTTTTGGAAACATTAATTCTTTTTTTATTTTTTTATTTTTCATATTATTTATATGGCCACCCTAAATTCCAAATAACTAAGCTATTTCTTTCACCTTTTTTAACTGGACATACTCTATGCCATACAAAACCAGGAAATACAACTAGAGATCCTTTCGGCAAAATTTCTGTACATTTTTTAATATTGGGTTTTTTATCAGGGTCCATATTTCTAAAATCAAACTCTAACTCACCGCCTTTATAATCTTTAGGGTTAGATAATGTAACTGTCACAGACAGTTTTCTAATTTTACCATGTGAATCAGTATTAGGTCTATTATAAGGTTGATCCCAACCATCACAATGCCAATCGTAAAATTGACCTTTAGTATATTTTGTAAACTGACAAGACTCACTAAAATCCCATTGAAAATTCCAACCTGCATCTTTATTAGCTTGGTGAATGTATGGATGTATTTCTTTATAAATCCATCTGTCACTCATCCAAACAATATCAGAATTTCTTTTTTTCTTTAAATCTTTTGTTTGTTTTTCATTTAATTTTTTATGTCCATATCCACCAGTTACTGCCATTTGATCTTGTAGTTGTTTTCCATAACGAACAATATCATTACAGATACGTTCTGGTATTGCTGATTGAAAGTAATAATAATAGTTTGTAAGATTCATGTTCTTTCTTTTACCACAATAACTGTAATATACTTGTTATCCACTTATTGTCAATGTACCGGAAGTTATAAATTTAGCAATTTTATCTCCACCTGGGTGTGTTGATAAAGTATTACAACCAGGAGTAACTGCAAACGTAGTGCTACTAGGAGATCTAACTACTACGATACCTGAACCACCAGCTCCACCACCAGTAGCAGGTGCATTACCTCCACCGCCACCACCACCAGTATTAGCAGTTCCAGCTCCAGCGTTAGCTCCTCCACCATCAACAGCACTTGAGGCAGAACCTCCACTTCCAGCTCCACCACCTCCACCGCCAGCGTAAGATGTATCAGGTCCTAAAATTGTATTTGGAGCACCTGCTCCACCATTTCCAGCGTTTCCACCAGAGCCTGCGTTACCAGCAGCTGTAGCTCCACCACCACCTGATCCTCCGTATGGAGATGAGTTATTAGGATTAGTTGCACCAGGATTACCTTGTGGGGGATCTGTTGGAGGAGTGTTACCTGAACCTGCTGTTCCAGTTGCACATGCACCTCCTACACCACCACCAGAACCACCATCTCCACCTGTAGTATTTCCTCTTCCTGCAAGTCCTCCACCTGTAGAAGTTATAGTTGAAAAAACGGAATCTGAACCTTTAGTTCCAGAATGTGTTGGAGCACCTTGTGGTCCTGCGCTTCCGCCAGCTCCAATTGTAACTGTATAGCTTCCCGGAGATAATTCTAAAGTTGAACCTTGTAATGGAGAAGGACCATAACCAGAAGCTCTATAACCACCAGCTCCGCCACCTCCACCAGAAACACCTGAAGGGTCAGAATTTCCTTCACCACCACCGCCTCCACCACCTCCGGCGATTACTAAATAATCTACACTAAATATACGTTTAGGCCATGTTACAACTTCTTCCCTTAATTTTGAATAATGTGTTTTTAAATTCCATGCACCACTTGCTTTATTTAATTCTCTTGTAATAACTATTCCTGAACCACCGTTACCTGCTGAAGGTGCAGGGGGGTTTCCTGAACCACCAGCGCCACCTCCTGTATTTGCAGTAGCGTTATTACCTGCGTTAGAATTTATTGTTCCTGCAGAACCTCCTCCAGGACCTGCAGCTCCTCCAGAAGTTCCTGGTCCACCAGCGCCACCTCCACCTCCTCCAGCGTAAACACCGCAATTAGGTGCACCTGGAAAATGTGGACTAGTATCTGTGCCAGCACCACCTGCTCCACCACTTTTTGCATTACTTGTTCCACCAGAGTTACCACCTACAGCACCAGAGCCACCTCCACCTCCAGATGCTTGACTACATCCTACAATAATAGAACCTGTACCACCGTTATTACCTTCTGGTGGTGAAAAACCACCTGCATTACCACAACCCTTACCTGGACCTGGATTTCCATAAGCTCCACCACCAGATCCACCTGGTGTTCCTTGTGCTCCTCCACCAGTTGATAAAACTGTACCACATAGACCTCCAACACTTGAATTATTTCCAGATGCTTTTGCTGTTCCACCTGCACCAATTGTAATAGGTGCTGAGTTTGTAGATAAATCAATAGAATTTATAATTCTTAAACCACCTGCACCTCCACCTCCACCTTGATCACTTCCACCAGATGCACCGCCAGCAACTATTAAAGTTTTAATACTTCTTGTAGCTGGTTGAAAAGTTTTTGTTCCAGATGATGTATGAACAGTTTGAGTATCTTTTCCAAAAGAAGTTATATTTCTTTTGCCAATTAATCCGCCGTTTTGTCTAGCCATTTGAGTCTCCTATCCGGATACCCAAGCTGATCCGTTCCAATCGTAAACTGTTGGATTTTCCGCGTTATCGTTTGATTTAGTTGCTTCCCAACCTTTATTGTTGTCAGCGTTATATTTAGTTTCATTCCATTTAATTTTATAAAACCATGAAGGTGTATCTTCGCCATCATCAACTACTGATGGATAAGTTATTGGTGCTTGCCAATCGTCACTACCATCTAATGACCATGAAGCGTAAGGTTGAGGTACTAAAAATTTATTTTTTGATGCGTTGTATACATATCCTATACCTGCATATTGTTTTCTAAAATTATCATTGTAAGAAGTTTGTTTCCATGTGCCACCACCAAAAAAATTTACACACCACGTTTCACCATCAGCATGCATATCATTATCTCCTAATGTTCCACCATTAGCTGGTACATCATTTCCTACAACTACTACTCTTTTTACAACAAGATGTGTATCGGATGTAAAACCTGTTGGATCTGTTTTTGATTCTAATTCTGCAAAATGTGCCATATTATTTTCTCCTTAAAATTAATTTATATTTTACGCATGTCCAATTGTCAATGTCCCTGATGCTGTAAATTTAGCTATTTTATCACCACCTGGATGTGTTGATAATGTTCTTGCGCAACTAGGGCTTCCAGCTAAA